CCGAATTGGATGTCCCGCTGTCCTCAATTAGGATAGGAAACGAAAAAGTTTTCGATTACCTTGTTCGTATGGACGAGGAGGAGGGTATTGATGAAACCCTATTTGACCCATTTGGTCAACAGATCCTTAACCCGGATCAATGCTCAATGGGAGCAATGAGGGCACCATTTGTCCTATATAATTCGATGGGAATTAGAGTCGGCGCAAACAAGGCCGGGAAGATTCTAAAACAGAAACTATACCCAAAATCGATTGGGAAAGTCATCCTATTGATGGCTTTAATCAAATCCCTTGATTACGGGCACTTCGATGTGCCACCGGACGGATACCTGTCCATTGGACTTGTCCAAGTCCCTTTCTGGCATAAGTCAGATAGACCGATAAGATATATCGTCGACAAGGCGAGCCCTTGTGTTCTCACCGTGCTGGCTGAGCCTGGAGCGAAATGTCGCTCTCTTACTAAGAATAGTTCTTGGTTAGTTACTTTGCTCAAAGTAATGCGGTTCCAGATTGAACCGGTGGTCGCACGAGACGGCCGAGCGAGGATTGGCCTCGCAAGCACCAACAAAATGTGGGCGTTCCTGAAATATTTGCAGGTAAGTTGGACAGGCTCCACTGTCGCTCAATCGAGCGATTTCCGTTCCGCAACGGATTATATTCCTCTTGAATATATCATGGACATTTGGTCCGTAATCGCTGGAAAACTCCCGCGAAAATCCGCTATTTGGATTTACCAGGATTTGATCTGGGCCAACCGAGACATTCGGATCGATGAGAATTATTCTCATCTAGGAATTGATGTTTCCTCAAACCACAAATGTGGTAGCTTTATGGGAGAACCTCTCTCATTTATTACGTTAACTGTAATGAATCTCCTTTCAGAAGATATGACCAACTATTATTGGTGGTCTGGTGACCCAATTTGGTCGCTTCCGACCCGTAAGGGATGGGATTTGGTCAGGAATACTGACCCCTGCGCCATATGTGGCGATGATCTCTGCGCTGTTCGCAGGCATAAAGCTAAGTGTAAGCTTTCTCGGACCATACAAATCGGTCTTAACTTTCAACATTCTGAAGGTAAGGATGGGGATTCCCACCGCATCGCAATATTTTGCGAAGATCATATAATGTATGATGGAAGTAAATTCCTTTACTTAGACGTGATTAAGTCTCGTCTCCTAACCACAATGGCTAGGGATCACGCCGACCGGCGAATTTCCGTCCTTGGAAAGGGCGGCCAGATATCTAACCAGTTATCTTATATCAACGACTTGATATACCATACTCATATTTGGAGTATTTATAAACAAACTGTTTATCGATCCATCAAGGGTTTGGATAAAGTACGGATTCCGTTCTTTTTACCGCCGAATTGTGGTGGTATGGGAATACCATTGTGTTCCGATATCCCGAAATGGGGAATTAAATATATTAATTATATTTATGATATCCTGGCTATGGATATGGAGCACCGATTAGTGGAGCTAATGGCCCTCAAGAGGCTAACGGGACGAGTGTCCCATTCGACCGGGTTTACCACGGTCCATATGGCAATTCTTGCCAAAGATATTGCAGCTCTGCAATTTGTCGAAACTATTGACGACGAACCACTTGGTAAAGTGATCTATCCAGCTGAAGCTGTGAATGAATATCTAAACGATATTGGCGTGGGGGATTTCCGCGTTGTACCTTATTTGGATACATTTGACTATGGAAATTTAGTCAATGCCGCACAGGGTGTCGGCCTATATCAGATATCTGATGTTTTTGACTATTACGAAAGAATAGTGAATTTCCAGAATAGTTTGGAAAACCGGACTGTTAAGTCTGAAGTACGGTCGTTTGCCGTATGGGCGAGACGATCGTCTCGTTATTGGAGGAAATATCCAAATATGGACATACGTCCACTCGACCCTCGTTTCCAAGGGTTTGACTCCCTCTCAAGGGAGATTAACCGGAGTCTTACCGGGTTTGTACTCATTGAAGAAATGAGTCTTTTGGCCAAGTATGGGCCTTCCCTACACTTTCGTTTAGGAGAACCGACAATGGTTGGTTACCATACACCATAATTGTGTATTTAGTCTACAAGCCATTTGCTTGTTTAACCTCGAAAAGAG